AGAGCATCTCCATTATGACTATATATGCGAATACTGCAATTGCCGCAAGCGTGCCCGCTATCTGCGTCAGCTGCTCGGGCTTGTCACCGTAATAGTGCCCGAGGGCCTTGATACCTATTTCCAGTCCACAGGTGGCCGTCATGATGATGATCTCAGCTATCTTATTGAGTCCTCCTTTCCGCATCTTGCTTGAGCTGAGCTTCCTTGTGATATATGCCTTGATTATACCTGTTATGAAATCGGATATTGCGAGGCCGAGTACGACTGTGATCATGATTATATACTGCATTACATTTTCCTCCTTAACTATCTGCATTATTATCACCTGCATCTATACTTGTGAGCTGTGCAGTTGACTGCACAGAGCTGAGACTGTTGCTGCCGCCCTGAAGCGCCTGCACCATCGCGTAGAGCTCGGCGTAGTTCGGGCGGTAAGGCTGATAAGCCTGTGAGATATCCCATGCTGCTTTCGAGCAGACCATCGGCTTGAACGTAAGGTTGTCTACTGTCGTGCCGCTTATGACATATATTCTGACAAGCTTATTTGTTACACTCGTGAATTCTGCTGTATTTCCTGTATCGCTGACCGTTCCTGCAATAGCTATGCTATAACTTGAACCAGAGCCACCCTCAGGACAGCCTGACAGTATCCAACTGCCCTCGGGCATCGTATATCCTCCCGGGCGGCTAAGAACTAAGACTGCGTTGTCGCCTGTGGCGGTGCCGTCTACCGTTACGCTGAAATCGTCGTTAATCGTGAATGACACTCCGTTCCATGTGTAGATATTTCCACTCCACGTTCCGCCCGTGTTCATAGACTTGATCACCGCCAGATCTGAGAACGGCAGACGGTTTTTTCCACCGCCGTCGATAAGTTCAACAAGTGCGGCACGGTCAGCGGCTTCGGCGGTATCGGCTTCCGCGATATCCTCTGCCTGCTCATGCAGTGCGGTGTCAAGCTTGTCCATATTATCGGTGATCACACTCATGTCAAACTTGTCGGCGTGATCTTCCTGCTTGCCGAGGTTGTAGTTCGGCGTATATGTAGTACTCATTATTTTCCCTCCAGTTCGTTTATTGTTCGGCGCTCAAGCTCTGCTATGCCGAACGCTTCCATGCCGGCAATGCTCATACCCATGAGTGCAGTCTGAGTATTGTACAGCTCTTGCTGCACTGACTGCGTAGCGGCTACGTTCTTGCCCTCTACGCTGTTCGGCGAGACAATTGTCTGCGACATGACTGTTTGCCGTATCAGCGAGCGTCTTGTATTGCCGAGGGTGATCTGTATTGCTTCGCCCGTCAGCTCATTCCTGCGGATAGAGACTATCTTCATTTCGACGTCAATGCCGAGATGTTCGACATAGATCGTTCCCTTGTAGCCGACGTCGTAGTTCTGCAATTTCAGGAAATCCTTGTACTTCGGGTCACCCTTAATGTTGGCGACCTCCACAACAATGGAGATCGTCGGAGTGCTCACGCTGTCCCAGTATGGCCATACGGATTTCCAGAGGCGCTCAATGCCGTCGCCGTCCGTCTCTGAGTAAGTGAAGTGAATGCGCTTGGTCTTATGATGATGCACGATCCAGTCGCCTGACGTGTCATACCATACAGCGACCATAGTGCCGAAGTTGTCGACTGCGATCAGGTTGGTGATCCAGCCCGACATATCTATCTTGAAGGATATCTTCGTAAGGTCGGTGCCGTACCTCAAGGAAAACGCATTGCCTTCAGGTGCTCCCTCAAGCGTCTGATTGACGCTCATGTGGAAGTTATCTCGATATACCTCACCGCCGTAGAGCGTGACGAGGGAGTTATCAGCACCGAATATCGACTCGATGATGCTCTGATCTTCCAGAGCACATTCCATCTGGCCTTCGAGATCAGACGTGATATCAAAGGTATACTCGCCGATAACTTGCTGCTGATTGGGAAAATCCTTGACTCTGTGAGCGTTCAGTTGAGTGATATACTGCTCACCGTCACGAGCCGAGAAGTTCGCTTCCTCGATCCAGTAGTCGCGCATATCGTATGTGATATGCCATGCGTGAGCCGTGATATACTCAGAGTCCGCATCTGCGACGACCTCGGTCTCATCTATGCGGAAAAGCTGCTTGTTCACCTTGACGATATTCTGTCCGACGATGTAAGTCCATTTCCCGAACGGGTCTATCGGATGCGTGAGAGTTATATCCCAGCGTCCTTTATCCTCTTTTTCTGACGTCACTTCCGACGGCATAAGGATAGCAATGCCGTTGTGGTCGAAGCCGCTCTGAGGCTCGTGCAGGTCGTATATGTTCACTTGTGCGGGACGTTCCTCAGCCCACATCGGCACAAGCTCCTGCTCGGTGTACTTGATATATACTGTCGGCTGCACGTCTGTGTCGCAGGTGATGGTATTCCGTCCGTAGTATGTAGGTATGCTGATACCTGTACTCGCGAGCGATACCGTCTGTCCTGCTTGCAGCCTCTGTGTACCGAGATCAATTTCAATCTTTGTTTCTCCGCCGCCCGTCGAGCTGATGCTCAGCGGAAGAGTTATCTTGAAGGGCTCCCAGCAGGTCACTCCCGATATCACGGGGGCTCCCGTTATTGGCAGAGTGACACTGAACTGCGATACAGGCGTGTCCGCAGGCACTATCATGAAGCGCCAGCTCACATCAGCATTGGCTTCGAGCCTTATGATGTACATCTTTGACAGTACTCCCGCATTAACTGCCTGTGATACCGTGAATACAGTTTCTTTTCGGGTCCACTTGGGAGCGCTGCTGCTGCCGTCGAAAAACTCGTCCCACAGCACTTCGGCAAGGACGGTATCGTTTTCGTCGATGAGCGCATAATAGCCCTTGGAGTCCGTCATAGTGGGATCGGGATTGTCCTGCGGCAGGGCGTACTCATATGGGTTGGCACACTCGGCTATGAGCTTGTATGTGCCTGCTTCGAGATGTCCTGTCCAGTTGCACCATCTATACAGCTTAGTGCGGTAGTCGTTTATCCTGTGCCAGTAATCATTATAGGGCGCCGTGATAGAGTACCACCGCTGATAATCTGCGCCGACGGGAGTCCCGTTGGGTATACTTGTGTAGTTGTTCATCACTCCGGCGCTGCCGCTTCCCGAATTAGTGTAGATATAGCCGAAAACATCGGGGTATCTCTCGGGATTTACATTGTTTGTAAGCTCGCCGTCAGCTATGGGCTTGTAGTTCAGGCGATTGGAGGTCTCCTTTCCGACGCCGCCTGCGGCTCCCGTGACACTCCAGTCTATGAGGGGTTCGCCCTGAGAATTGAAAACTATAGGCAGTATACTTGTAAGCTCCTTGATCTCGCTCAATTAGTACCACCTCTCCCTATAGCGTATCTCGGCAGACTGTACACCGCTGTTGATGATGTAGTTGTCCGCGATATGGAGCCGCGGAAACGGTCCTTTTGTAAGCTCCGTGCAGGCGACCTTATCGCCTAATGGACGGGTATAGTATGCAAGCTGTGCGTCGCAGTCAAGAGTGATGCTGTATGTGTCCGGGTAGCCTGCTCCGATGATCTCCTGCGGAGTCTTGATCTGTATCAACTTGCCGTTGCAGTTGATATCGGTACTCGCCTGTGATGGCACGAACTCTATCATAGGATCGCAGAATACAGTTCCCTCGACGTCTACGCGCTTATACGGATTGGTCACTGTGATATCAACAGCTTTTTCCTCAACCGCACACGCGAAAGGCTCACACTCGAACACGATTGGCAACTCCGCCATGAGCAGAGCCTTAGCCTCGGGGACGGGCAAATGTGCGAATGCGTAGAGTATCTCGTCAGGTGCTGTCGATATACTCAGCACGCCGTAGCCGCGAAGTGCGGCATAGATATCATGCAGCTTCTCAGTGCTTGCGTCTGTGATAACTGCGTATGCTGTAAGTTCGGCGTTAGGGTACCATTGTTTTTCGTGAGATGACTGCTGAGGTCTGCCCGGTATAGCCGTGAACTCCCTTTCGGGCTGCCATGTAGGGCGGATCATCGGGGTTGTTATTATCAGCCCGAGATCGTCGCTGTTGATACCGTTGAAGATGAAAGAACTCATATTATCACCTGCCTTTTCCCTGCTCAATGCGGCGCTCGGCTGTTGCCATGTCCTCAGCCATGCCGTATACGTCGTATTTGTCCCGCACCGTCGCGTAGACGGTGTTGTTGTAGTTGTTGATGGTCGTGCCGCTGCCTGCTCCGACGGGGGTATTTGTTGCAGTGCGGCTCAGAGGAGTGATCTTGATACCGCCGTTCATCACCTGCAATAGCTCGGGGCCTGCCTCTGCGACAATTCCCTGCTGTCCTATGCCTATGGTGCCGCCGGTTGCGTGAAAGTCATAGCCCTGACTTTTCCAGTATTCGTAGTCCGCTTGGCTGTTGATGCTGTGCTTGTTGATGGGGTCCGACTCCCAGTACAAGTCTTCGAGATAATCCGAATATCGAGCTTTGAAATTATATCCGAAAACGTCTCCAAGCTCATATCCTTTTTCTGTCGCCCACTGAAGGAGTCCCTGAATGTCAAAACCGCTGTCGAGCTGTGACTGATACTTTTTCGTGAACTCGTCCGTAAACAGCCCACCGACGTCTTCGCCGCTTGCGATACCCCAGAGAAGCAGCTCGGTGATATCATAGCCTGCGTCGAGCTGATCCTGCACAATCTTCGTGTAGTCCTCCTGAAATACGTCTCCGACGTCGAGTCCAGCCTCCTTCGCCCACTTAGCGAGCTCAGTTATGTCAAAGCCGTCATCGAGCATTTTTTGCACATTCTCGCGGAAAGTCTCGTCAAAGGCTTCGTTTGCATCAAGGCCCGCAAGCCTTGCAGAGTTAACAACTTCGCCCATCTCCTGCATGATGGCGTCAGCTTCTTTCTGCCGCCAGTTCTTGGAGTAGAGCTCTATATCCGAGTATATCTTTTCGAGACTTGCCTTGTATGCCTCTTTCCTTTCGTCGAGGCTGCTCTTCGTATCTTCGAGGATTTCCTTATTCGCGTTTTTCTCGGTGTAAAGGATATCCTTTACATCGTCGTATCTCTCCTCGGCAAAGGCTTTTTCTGCATCATCAAGGCGGTGCATATAGTCGATAGTGCTGTCGAATGCCTGCTTTGCATTCTGCCGCAGGTCTCCAGCTTCCATTGTCGCCTGCTTAGCATCAAGCCACTGTTGGGCTGCTTCCGCTCCTTCCTTAGTTCCTACTCCCCAATCATACGCATCGAGGTACTCCTGCGCTGTTATATCCCAGTTCTGGGTTACTCTGCGGAAATTCCTCTCTGCTTCTGTCTCGGCGGTTCTTGCAGCAGTATACTCGCTATCGTATTTCTCAAAGTTCGCCTGAGCTTCTGCGTTCTGACGCATCATTGCCGAGTTCATCGCCATGTACTGATCGACAAGGGCCTGTGCCTTTTTCTTCTCGATCACCTTGTCGATCTCTGATGCAAGCGTCTTGTAGTTCTCAATCTGGTTGCCGGTCATGGTGTACTCGGTACCGAGAGCACTGTTGAGCTCGCCGAGGATATACTCGGCTCGTTTCTTGTCGGCATCCTTGACTCTGCCCGAGACATCTGCGAGGCTGTCGAGCTCTTTCCAGAGGTCTTCGGTGCGCTTGGACTCGTTCTCGATATCGCGGGCGCGATCGTTGAAATCGTCCTTCATTTTCTTGATCTCTTCGCGAGCTGCGTCTGCGGCTTCCTGCTCCGCTCGGAACTGCTCAGCGACCTCGGCAGATATATCCGTCTCCTCTTTCTGAGTGACGATAAGAGCACCTATTGCGACGGTAAGACCGACAATTGCTGCTGTGACTGCTACGGCGGGATTTGCAAGCATAGAGCTGTTGAGGAGCTTCTGCGCTCCGTCGGCTGTCTTCATGGCCGTGGCAAGTCCCTTGACAGCTTCTGCACCCTTGAGCGCAGTGCTGGCTATCTTCCACGAGGCATAGGCAGTGCCTACGCCCTTAATAAGCGGGAGCATATCACTCACCGTCTTCTCAATCTTCGGGAGGTTTTCAACGCCCTTGCTGACAAGTTTTTCAATTTTCGGCAGAACTGCCTCACCGAGCTGTGCGAGCTCAAGCTTGAGATTATTCAGTGCTACCTTTGCCTTGTCGGGAGCGTCCTGAGTCGCTTCGAAGGTCTCAGATACTACATCGCGCATATCATCATAGCCTGCGGTGAGATCGTCGAGGCTGAAGCGCTGCTCCCTGATAGCCTGAGTCATAGCAGCGGCGCCCTTCTTACCGAAGAGGTCCGTCGCTATCTGGAGAGCGTCCGTCTCGTCCTTAGCGCCCTTGATGCGCTCAATGGTCTCACCGAGGGCTTCGGTCATAGACTTGCCGTCAGCCGTAGCTTCCTGCTGTGCCTTTTTCAAGCCTGCGAGGGCTGTTGATGTGTCGATGCCGTTTGCCTCGAACTGTCCGAGGAGTTCGGCGGACTGCCTGATATCAAGTCCCAGCTCCTTAAAGGTTGCGGAGTTGCTGAGGAGCTCTGACTCAAGGCTGCTGAGGTCCTTCCCTGTGCGCTGCCCTACGTCGGTCAGTGTATCGAGGACCTTTCCTGTGTTCTTGGTGTCCTCCTGAAATGCCTTCATGATGCCCGAGACGTTGCGAACGCTGCCGGCTACCTGTGTATCATTCACCTCGGCGTATTTGAGGAAATACGCTGTGAGGCTTTCGAGCTCATCGCCCGTTGCTGCGAAACGTGTATTGATTTCTCCAACGGCGGCACCGGTGTCTGACATCTCGACAGGAAGAGCACCGAAAACGCTATCAGCGACGCTCTGGAGTTCTTCAAGGCTCTGCCCTGTGGCTCCTGTTTTCTTGATGATGGTATCATAGCCTTCGTCGATTTCTTCCCATGCCTCTTTCGCGGAGGACATGAGCTTCTCAAAGCCGTCTGCTGCGAGCTGTGCAACTGCTCCCTTGAGGACCGTGAAGCCCTCGGCAGAGCTCTCCGCGGTATTCCCCATCTTGTCGAGGTCCCCCGATGTCTTGCCAGCTTCTCCACCCAGTTCGTCGATGTGCTTGCTCGCATCTTCTGCCTGATCTCCTAACTTCTCAGTCTCGGCTCTTGCTTTCTCAAGCTCTCGCTCAAAGGCACGGTACTGTTCTTCGCCGATATCTCCCTTTTCAAACTGCCTTGTTACCTCTTCCTGAGCATCTTCGAGGAGCTTGAGCTTATCCTTAGAGCTGTCGAG